CACGTTTTGCTGACTTTAAAGCGCGGTAAAGAAAGGTCACGCTTTTATTTCGCGGCTCGACACATTGACTTTACCACGCGGAAAAACCATAGCAAAAAATGCAAAATTTGTCAATTATCAGAAAGGGCAGTCGTCCTCTTCAAGGTGGACAAACTCAGGCTTTTCTGTGAGTTTGTAGTCGGTAATCCTATGGTACTTACCATCTGGTTTTACCTTGATTTCGGTAGGCACGCAAAGGCAACCTTTCTCAGCAAGCTCTACGCCCTCAAAAACAGTGATTGGTGGCTCATTCCTGCTTCGGGCCATCCACCATCTGACTGCTCTCTGTCTCGGAAACCCTGCATGTGCAAGGCATATCCACTCGTTAAATCTGCGTGTAGACAAGTTGCCATCGCGTGACTCGTCATCAAGAGGCTCTACGGTGTACTGCACACGCATCGACTGCTCTTTGTCTTCGTCTTTTGGCGTATGGATAAAGTAGTCAATATCAACCACTTCATACCACTTAGGTTCGTTGCCTGCCTGCATTATCTGAGCAAGACCGTCTGCTTTCTTATCGACGTTGGATTCAAACTCAAAACGGAATCCACATTCGCAGTAGCGTGTTCCGCTGGCTACCACTGCTTGACAAGCTGGACATTCTTTCCTCGGTGCTTCGCCTGGTTCGCCAGAAGATCCACGCACTGAACCGATCCCGAACTCAGGATCGTCTATCGCGCCGTGCCTGCGTGTATTGCCACCGAAGTCTAGAACGAGGCACTCTGTCTTTCCCTCGGCCAGTCTCAGGCCCCTGCCGACCATCTGAGCAAACAAGCCGGGGCTTAGTGTCGCCCGGCAGAGCGCAATCAAATCTGTTCTCGGAGCATCAAAGCCAGTCGTCAGCACTGAGCAGTTCACAAGCCATCTCAGAGCACCTGTCTTAAAGTTCTCAAGGATTGCCTCACGCAAGATTGGAAGAGTGTCAGCAGTGACCACAGCAGCACGCTCGCCGGTTTTCTTCTCGATGATTTCAGCAAGGTCTTCCGCATGCTTGACGCTGGTTGTGAAACAAAGGCACTTCTTGCGATCCTCGGCATTCGCAACTGAAATGATCTCATCGGCGTTTGACTCGACTGTCGCCTCGAAAGTGCTCGCGAGTTCAGAGAGGTTAAAGTCCCATCCAGATCGACGCACATTGCTTGTATCGACTGTAGAAACGCTTGCAGTCCTCACAGGACAAATGTATCCACCATCGAGCATACGCTTCACAGTGACCTCGTAGGCAGTCCCGTCGAACATCTGATTTGGCCCGACGATGGGTCCGCAGTCGAGTCTGAACGGAGTTGCAGTCAAGCCAAGAGTTCTTGTCTTGGGGTTGTAGGTCTTCAGGTCAGCAAGGAACCTCGCATACTGAGTATTCTCGTTTGACGAGACTTGATGAGCCTCATCGATGATTGTCAGTTGTCTGGCTCCGAAGATGTCTGCATGACCTGAGAGTGACTGGATCGTTCCGAAGATGATGTCTTTGTCAGTCTGCTTTTTTCCAAGGCCCGCGCAGTAGATCCCAGCATCAACATCAGGACAAAATCGGTTAAGAGCAGCAAGGTTCTGCTGGACAAGTTCTTTTTGCCTGCATACCACAAGACCTCGATACCCTACTGCTACAAGTCCTTTGCAAATGTCTGCAATGATGATTGACTTTCCCGCAGCAGTCGGAAGGACAAGTACAGGGTTGCCCTCAGAGTTTCGCACATAGTTCCAAAATCCGTTGACTGCGTCCTGTTGGTATTCACGCAGGCTGTATTCGTAGGGTGGTTTCATTGCTGTCTCTTGTGGTTAATTGTTTCCATCATGTATTTGTAGAAGTCGCTCTGCAACAACCTGTGCGACCTGTGGAACGATGGAGTTGCCTAGGCATCTAAGTCGGTCCACCCGCTTGGGAACCCCATTAGCCACTCGACCCACTGCGGGTTCAGAGTGCCATCCCCAGTGTTCCGAACGTCTGGGTGATTGCCCAGCATCCTCTGCATTTTGCCGTTTGGAGTCCCTGCTGCGTCCTCGTTCGCTGTTGGGGTCGGCCACACTGCCGCAATCTGCACTGCTTGCGTCAGTCCCTTTTGACAAAGTCTGCCCGTTTCCTTGTCGTAAAGTCGCTGGTTTGAGTGCGTTGGTTGCTTTCCGTTTTTGTCTACAAGTCGTTCCGTTTTGATCCCCGGTTCCTGAGCCGATGGAGTCGGCCAAGTATCCGATAATGAACACTCGGTCTCGTCGATGCGGGGCTCCAACGCTTGCCGCCGATACAACCTCCCATTCCGCATCGTACCCATGCGAGGCAAGCGTTCCGAGAACCTGGTCCATCCCTCTAGTAAACAACGCTGCCACGTTCTCAAGGACAACGTACTTTGGTCCCACCACGCGAACGATTCGCATGAGTTCGTAGAAGAGTCCTGATCTTTCTCCATCTAAACCTGCTCCTTTACCTGCGTATGAAATGTCTTGACAAGGAAAACCGCCGATGAGCACATCCACCGGCTCAGTTGTTTCGTTCGGCCAGGTGCAAACGTCATCATGTCGATGCACATCAGGCCAATGCTTTTCGAGGATCTTACTCGCGTATTTATCACACTCGACCTGCCAGAGAGTTTTAAATCGACCCGTTGCTTCAAAGCCAAGTTCAAAGCCACCTATGCCACTAAATAAACTACCGACAGTCAAAGCACTCGCATCAGGAATCGAACCTGACTGGTCAGGGAGTGACGAACTTTCCACGGTATCGGTCCCTTTCATTTAGTAATGTGACCAGTGACCATTCATGCGAGCATAAAAAAAGAGCACCTCAACGCCGTGCTCAAAGCGACCACCCTCGCGAGATAAGTGGATTTTCTGCACACGCTCCTACCGAACGTCAGCAGGAGTTTTAGAAAGCAATTGGACCCGAAGGCTCAGTCACAGCAGACTCGACAGTCGTCGTCTGAGTCTTTGAAACAGGGTAGTAGCGTTTGACATCGACGCCTACACCATATCCAGTGTCAGGAGTATTTTTGATGTCTGCAACAACCACTTTTTGATGGATCTCCGATGTGTCAGAAATCTTAGTGATCCCGCAGCACTCAAGCAAATTTCGGAACTGCTGTTGTCCGATCTCAACTGCTTTCGGGTTTGCGTTGACCACGTTGAAATTTTGGAAGATCACGCGGTTCTGGAACTCACCCGAAACGATCTGAAACTTGACGCGAATGTACTGACCAAGTTTAGCATCGTTTGCTTCCTTGGCTTTCTTCGTCAGCATCAAATCAGTCTCGGTGACAACCATCGTGTACCTACCAGCAGGAATCTGCTGGTACTCGTCTACTGCTTCTACTTCATTATTATCGAAACTAAATTCTGCCATGTTACTACTCTGTGATTGAGGTTAAAAAACAGTCAACTGGATCATTCATATCAATTTTGTCATCAAGCGTGATCCTGCGTTTGCTGACATAGCTCGGATGTGAATCCGACTTCAAAATCCTGCGCCCCGAAGTTGTCGCGATTCCACGCTCTCGTCCAAACCCCTCGTCTTTGCTGCTGACGAAAGTTTCAATCTCAGCGTGCAGCACTTCGTCCGCCCATTCGAGCAGGCGACCGCATGCTTTCTTGCTTAACTTTGGTTGCACTCGATCCCACGATGCACCTGAAACAGACTCGACTTTCTTAGTCTCTTCGTGTGCAATCAGAATTACAGTCTTCCCATTTGCAATGCACAAGTCAAGTTGCTCGAATAATTTTCCAACTCTTCGAGCAACCTCTACAGTACCTTTTCCAAAGTCTTGCTGAAAACCCTCAGCATGCAAAGCATCCTCAACAAACTTTTCAAACCAATCAATTGAGTCGATGATGACTGTTTGAAACTCTGAAGTAGACGCTTCGTTTGCAGCTTGCAGGACTTCGAGTGCATTGTGGACAGACAACCTTGCAACGTCGATGTCACCTGAGCCATCTTCGGTCGCGATGACCAGTGCATCGGGGAATCGTGACGCCCAGGTTGTTTTGCCAACGCCGTGAGATCCGTAGACGCAGATGCGTCTTGGCTTGGCAACTTTGCCTCGCTTGACTTTTTCAAGTATGCTCATCTTTTCTCTTTCTCCTTGCTTTGATTGACCTTTCGGCCAGTTCTTGTGGTGTCAAAATTTCGTAAATACCCCTTGCTTCGAGCAAACTGTATCCAAATCCATCGTCAGCGACGATCATCAGATCAATTGCTATGTTTTCACCGGACATCTCAACGTCTGCACGCAAAAACACTGGCAGCAAACCGTGCTTGTCTAAACCTTTGGTATTTACATACGGGCTAAGATAATCAGTCTTGAAGTGATTTGATATCAACCCTGCTGATCTGCGAAGATTGAATGATCTGCCTCTTTCATCGCAATCGTCAGCCTTTTCTCGCAGCAACGTAATAAACTGATAGTAGTTTTCGCAAGTCAAGGAGACGTTTGAATAGTTGCTATTTTCCTCCATTTTTGCTATATCCTTGTTGCTGATTTTCCGATTCTAGGCTTCCTCGAAGATCGTGGTCAAGATGCAATTCCAAGATTTTTCGATCTCTGCCGATGGCAAGCTTTTCACTCTGACAATTAAAAAAGAGTTGAAAAACGGAAACACAGGACGAACAAAGCACTTTTCTGCTGCTCATCGAGAAAAACAGCAATGGCTTGCTGCGATTCCTCAAAGTAATGTTGTGACGGCTCAAGGCATCGAGATGACTCTGGGGCAATTTTACCATGAAGTGCTCCTAGAAGATGCCCTAGCCCAGCGTGTAGGCTTGGTGATTGAGAGAGTCCTTGGTCCTCGCCAGCGTTTGTGGGATCACGATTCTACCCTGCGTGGAGCAAAGGAACTTGTTGATTCG